GCGAGATTCGACAGCCGCTGTTCCTCCATGCGCCCCGGTTGCATTTCCTGCTCGGCCATGAATTTACGTTGCGCGAGTTCGGCCAGCGTGCGCCGGGATTCGCGCTCGGATTGCGAGTCCTCGTAGTTACGGATTAGGTCAAGGGCATTGAACATAATTATTCCTCGCCGTTGTAGTAGTCGCCCCACGGATTATTAGGGTCAAACTCCCCGGTTCCAAGATTGGCTAAATTACTGGTCGCGCTATAATTTGGCGTGTAATAGCTATCGCCCGGTTTTGATGTTCCGAAATTATATGTTCCATAGTCTGACGATATATAGCCTGTTCCAGCCTGACTTGAAGGTGTATAAGGCATTGGTCCGTTTGCCGTGTTAATCCATCCAGATTGTCCCGGCGTGTCAATTGCGCCTGAATATCCGTAATTTGGCGTATAAGACGAATACCCGCCGCCATAACCGCCAGACGCGCCGCCAGTCGGCAACGTAGAGCCGCCAGCAGGCATATATGACGGTTGCTGCGGTTGATTATTTTTACTCGCCAAATTACGCGCTGCCGCCGCAAGCTGCGCCTGATCTTGTGATCGCCCAACGCCGCGTTCATACGAAACGCCTGCCGCAGTCGGAGAGCTACCGGAAACAGCCAAATCAGAAAGCAGTTTTGCCTGATTGTAGTATTGCTGCCCCGCAAGCCCCTGACCATATCGCTCCAATTCAGCGAGCTTGTTACCGCTTCGCAGACTGCCTTTCCGATTCAGCGCCTCCAAGCCCTGATCGTAGGCGAATTTGTAAACGGGAGACGATGAAAAGCTGCCGGGATTCGCCAGCAAGTCAGAAAGCTGTTTTTGATACTTGCCGCGCTCGCCCATGAACGGGTCAGCGTATCGCGCCGCTTGGTCGCCATAAGACAGCGACTGACGAGATTGCGACCGCGCAAGGTTCTCAATATCCGTCAAGCCTTGATTCTGATAAAAATCCTGTCCGATAGCCATTTAAGTGTATCCTTTCGTGGATTCAATTTCCAATGCTTCGATTCTCAATTCAGTGTCCGCAGTATGGCGCACATCGTAGGCGCGACGTTTCGTGCTGCCGAGTCCTGACAATTGCGGTCGCGCTTTGTCCATGTTCACGATGCGATAACGCGAGTATGAATCGTAGTCGTCATCCGTATATCTAACGAGAACGTCAGCCGCTACGCGGTCGCCAATCGGCCTGCAATACGTGATGATGGTTTCATTGTCGCTGCCGTAGTCAAACAGCGCAGTCCGCAATTTAACGTCAATCGGAACATCGGTATCCTGATATATATCGCGGTCAAGGGCGCTAATCGTGCCGGAGACTTCCGCCAACGTAACATCCAGATTTTCAACGGTCGCATACGCCACCGCGTCGAGATACGATTCGTCGTAACCCATGGCGGTTATCGTGCCGGTCGCGGGTGAATCTGGCGCGTCGGGTATCTGATAGGTAAACGTATTATCGTCAACGTATCTGATATTGAAAGTGCCGTTGTATTCCGTCTCCGTCGCGCCCGCCATAGTCACCGGGTCGCCGTCGCTGAATCCGTGATTTTCAACGGATGCCGTAACCGTGCGACCGTCGCGGGTCAGTGAAATGACGGACTGTGCCGCTTGCGCGGAAAGGCTAGACCACTGCGCCCACGATTTATTCGCAAAGTCGTAAACGATGGTAATGCCTGACGTTACCAGCGTCAGCACGTAAAACTGATGCCCCGCCGTGGACAGATACAGCGAATAGACCGTAGCCAGATCGTCAGCGTTCAGCAGGCGCTCTACGTAAGCGTCCGACAGTTTCTGAGGGGTAAGGCCATTCAGTAGGTGAATCTCGCGGCTACGTTGATTCTGGTCACGCTGCGACATGAAAACAATGCCGCCGTCAAACTCAACAACGGAATACGCCGCAGCGCATCCGAGTTTCAGATACGCGGATTCCTGCTCCAGCATTGGTGATCCGGGCGGCGCGACATCCGCATTGTAATAAAACTGCGTGTCCCACGTTTTGAACGCCACGAGGAAATTCAGCGACTTGGCAATCCGCACCAGCAGCGACGGTTCCTTGTCGGGTGTGAAAAAGTCCAGCGCATCCCATGTGGTGAACGCGGCGCGGTTGCTATTCTGAATCTCGCCATCCGTGCGCCCTACAAAAATATAGTCATCCAGATACACGATGCCGGGAACCGTAGTCCAGCCTCCGTAAGCGGTTATTGTGCCTGTTGCTGGCGTTGCGGGCGTTCCTGACACCGTGTAAGTGAATACGCTGCCGGGGGTGGTGATTCCGGTAATCGTGAATGTGCCGTTGTATTCGGTTTCTACTGCGCCGCTGATAACCACGGTATTGCCGGTTTCCAGCGTGTTTGTCGTGGTCGTGGTCACGGTCGCCACGGAGCCGGAGCGCGTGATACTCGTTACCGCATACGTGTGATAGCTCGGATAGTCCATGTCCGTAATGAGATTGAATCCGGTATTGTCCAGCAGATACGCGACATAGGCGTTTTTCACGAATACGAATTCGCCCGCGAAGGTCTGCTTCATCTCGAAAGGCAGATCGGCAACTGGGGAGGTTATGGCGTATGTGGTCATACGATGCTAACCCCGTAAGTGCCGGTCGCCGTCAGCGGGCCGGTCGCGCTTTCCCATTCCCATTGGTTTGACCCGTTAAACGTCGCAGAGGCTGATGTAAACGTAACGCCATTGATTGTGATTGTGGTGAACAGGCTTTGCGCGTGCGCCCCACTCAATGCGAATGTGGTCGTGTAATCGAGTCCGGGGTCAGGCACATCAACGTATGCGGTTTTGACTTGACGGATGGTCGCGCCCGCGTATGTCGCTGGCGTGATTGAGCCGCTGATTGTGTCTTTGCCGAACGTGTCAGAGCCAAGATTGGCTGATGTCAGGATATAGCCGGGAATGCTGAACGTGTTACTGATAACCGGCGCAGGATTGTATGCCGTGGTCACCACCTCCGCAGTCGCCCGCAGCGAATACGTGCCGTTAGCATCAATCGACAGCCCCGAAAAATCAGCAACGCCAGCCGTTGCGAGTCGCGTGGTAAATCCGCCGAGAATGCCAAGCGATGCGCCGGTATACAGCGCAACCGTGATTTCCCCGTTGTATGCCGTGTCCGTATTGCCTGCACTATCCTGCACTGTCACGGTAAACGTCGGCATGATGTCATCGGGTGCCGCCGTGCCTACGGGTTGCGTTGTAAACACGCACCGCGTCGCAATCGTAAAGGGGCGCGATACACGCGCTTTAGGCGTATATCCGCCCTGCGCCGCAGCAGTCGCCCGCAGCGTAAAATCCTTACCCGAACGGTTCAGCGTCAAATTAGAAAACGTCGCCACGCCCGCCGATGCCGCGACCGTCGCCGTGCCGCCCAACGTCGCATTGCTAGGATTGGTCGCCAGCGCCATCGTGATATTGCCCGTATATCCCGTAGCCGTGTGCCGTCCTTATTGACCACGGTTATAACCGGCGCAGGGGAAATGGCTGTATTAAGTGAGGCCATTACGAGGGCTGCACCGTAAACACCAGCGCCTTCGGTATCTTCGTCGGCGCGGTATTCACGGTGTCATCAGTGATCGAAATAAGCGTCTGCGTCGGCCCCAACGGGCCGGGAATTGTCCACACAAAAAGACCTTGCCCCGCGCCCGATGCCGCCGTGAAAGCCGAGTCCAGCGCGGGCCGCTTGCGTGCGCGAACCACTTGCGCCTGTTCGTCAGGTTCGGCCACGGCGTTACGCATAAGCGCGTCTTTATCCAGCGATTCCTGCCGGTTGCCGAGAGTGTTTGCGACTGGTAATTTCACAGTGGTAAACCAGAAAAAACTGAAAAATTGTTCTTACGCCGTCCCACCAGCGAATACGGCATCGCCATCAAGTCATTTGGGTTATTGATGCGCTTGATCGTGCGCTTTGCAAATCCGGCGATATTCTTGACGTTCTGCGGCGGGTCGATACCGAATTCCGATGCAATCTCAACCGCCAGATTGTAACGAAACGCCCGCAGATAACCGGGCGGAATGACCAGCGAAGTCGATAGCGTCGAGGGCTGCGTGAGTTCCAGCACCGACATGATATGAATTTCAATCGCCTGCGTCGGCACCGGATAGATATACATCGTGGCATCCGGCATCGTCATATTGACGTATAACGCCTGCGGGAGCGTCGATGTCACCGTGGGCAGCGCGATGCCGTTGTATTGGTCAACATTCAGCAGCACAAGGCAATAGCGCAGATTGTTCGCGTAAAAATACGTTGAATCATCAACCAAAACGGGGCGATTGCCGACGAAATTACCAGTCGGGCCAATCGTGCGCGATATGGTATTCGCGGGCCACGTAAATTCTTGGTCTTGCATACAAAAAACAGACAGCCGTTCCGTTGACCATGAATCGATCATCTGATTCATAGCGGTCAACGAATCCGCCAGCGTCGCAGCGTCGGGAGTCTCGCCCGTTTCAAGCTGGCCGATTAGCCGGAGACTGCCTTCAATAAGTTCCTGTGCGGTCGCCATGATTACGCCAATTCTGCGCGAAGTGTGGCCGCGCTTTTCTTGTGGTGCGGTTTTGTGCCGAATTTAGCCTGCCAGCGCATCCGCAGGCTTTCCAGTTCATCGGCATCCGGTTCGGTGCGAATCAGTGTGTTAACAGCGGCATTAACGGG